CACCGGCATACCACTCTCCTTAGCATCCTTGAATATGCTCTGTAACTCCTGAATACACGCCTGTTCACTATGGAACGTCTTAACTATCTCGGCATGTTCAACCCCAACATCGGGTGGGGTAATGCTCATGTGTATCATAAATAACAACCAGATCATTTCTTCTCCTCATGGTATTGCTTCCAGATGTCGGACTGCGGGTTGTGTAAAAGGTCTTCTATGTCCCCGGCAATCTTGTCAGCGTAGTATTCAGGGGCATCTAAATCATGGCAATACCTCAACCGCTCATAAACAACAGCCTCAATCTTCTCACGCCTGTTCATTCCGACTCCTTCCAGTTGATTTGGATATTCCCTTTATGGTCGTAACCTCTCTGTAATACCATAGTCTCTACCATAGTACCCCAGGTACTTGGCACACCTGTCTCCTCATCAAAAGGATCAGTCATTAAGGCTTCTCCTGCGCTATAGACTCGTTCCTTCTTTTTGTGTTGCGTCTTTTCACGTACAATCTGTAACTGTCTTCCCATTCCTCATCCGTTAGTTCAACACTTGCCAAAGATTCTAACATACCGCAGATACGCCTTCCGATTTGCTCGTAATTTTTTAAATTTTTTGGGGGATTTTCTGGGGGGTCAATATACGCTATCTCACCCTTGCTCGTAAAATATGGGATTTTTTCGGGAGAATTTGAGTGTGGTAGACACCCATTCTCACCAACCCGGCCGCCTTCAGCCTCCCCCCCCACCCCCGCAATTTTCGCAATATCCACAATTAATATTGAACTAGCAACGGCCCGGACGACAGCACGTTTCATTCCTTCCTGTTTAGTGTTTAGATAGGCGTGGAGCAGGCTGTCTTCTATTAACAGGCTTAATTCTTCATAGGTTGTGGCGTAGAGGTGAGCATCCAATGGTTCGTTAGTCTGTATGTTGCACTTCTTCTTCTCCTGCTTACCCATGTCTTTTCCCTTATCAATTAATATTCCCCATCAAACTACCAGTTAAACGATTGTAACGCAACGATTATCTGACACGTTGGGCTAGCCAGGTTTGTCTCATTTATCAGCAACTATTTTCAGTTTATTTTGCTTTGCCTATTGACAGCAGCATTATGATGATTTATATTGTTAATAGTTAAAGACGATTAATCATACAAGGAGACTAAACAAATGAGACGATTCCACGAAATAGAAAGCATAAAACATAATAAAGCAAATTATTACTATATTAAGATTGATGGTAAATGGGAACATGGTTTGTTACGCAGAATATTAGGCCGAGATTACCTATCATTCCATCCGGATTACCAATCCACCAATCACGGTTGTATTGATATTCCTTTACCTTTTAGAACTAACCGTGTTCCATCATATTCTATATTGGATTATTAATCATACAGGGAGACAAAATGAATAACTACAAAGCATTTTATAGAAACAAAACAGTAGAAGTACAGGCGGAAACAAGTTATAAAGCGCAACAAATTGCTAGCAAACTATTAAAGGCAAAAAAAACCTATGATGTTACGGTTTTGTTATTAGATACAATCCATAATCCCGCTATCTTATAAGGAATACAATAATGAAAACTGTATTTAATAATGACATGGTATGCCATGTTTGGGCGCAACAAACACAGGATAATGGCCGGAATGCTAAAAGTTCAATATTCTTTGAAGGCGACACAATCTATTCTTATGGTAAGCATTTCTGGATAGGTTATTTCGCTGAAAGAGATGCAGTTCTATTGAATAGTTCTAAATACTCAGTAACCACAAGCTCGCATCAATGGGCTGTAGAATCGGCAGTCGATCATCTTAAAACCTTTACCGTACCATATCGGGATAATCACGCTGGAAATATGAGGCATTATATTGATATGATTGAATCAGCTATGAATACTGCTAGTAGATCAAAACGATCAAGTTATCTAAACTCCTATGATTCGGCTATGTTTCATATTAAAAGAGCTGGCGATCATTTTCAGGAGTTGTTGTCCTATTCTAAAACATTTAATGTTTATACCGAGTATCAATTCCCAACACAGCAAAGCGAAACAATATTAACTAAGAAAAAGGCTAACGATGCGAAATGGGATAATCCCAAAGAAGTTGCGAAACGTGAGAAGGCTAAGCTGGCTAAGGAACGGGCAGAACGTAAAAAGAATATTAATGATATTCGAGATAGGGTATTCCGTTTCCGTAACGGTAACAATTTTGTAGGTTATGGAATGAGTTTCCCTGTCTTACTGCGCTTGGATAATGAAACGGTTAAAACATCTCAAAACGCAGAGATGCCTGTCAAGTTTGCCAAAGCTATCTGGCAGATGGTCGCTAAGTGCAAATCATCGAAAACAGTATTTAAGCCAAATGGTAAGACTATACACGCGGGTCATTTTCAGGTTTCAAAGATTGACGACCATGGCAACTTAACAGCCGGTTGTCATTACATCAAATATGGCGTTATTAAGAATATGGCACGCCAGCTCAATTTAATCTAATACTAACCTATAGCCTGGTCCGGAATAATGGACTAGGCGACAACTCACAGGGTCAAAATGAAGTACATTAAGTCAAATACCACAATACACCTTACTGACTACAGTAGTGGTAGAACATTATGCGGTAAAATACCAGACTATATTAATGGATGGGTGAGAATAACTGGTGAAGGTTTGACTTCCTGTAAAGCTTGTATTAAAAAGAGCCAACACTTAAAACCATTCCAAAAAGGATAATATTATGGCATCTATAAGAAAACAGCTTGAAAACGTAAAAACAGAGAAAAAGACCAGACTGGTCCAGTTCCATTTAAGCACTATGCAAGACCGCATACTTAATCTAGTGGTTTCGTACTGGGGCATTGAGTCAAAGAGCGAGTTGATCAGGCGAAGCCTAGCTCACACTCTCTCGAAGATCAAGGACCCTGAACTTTTAAAAATGATAAGGGACATAAAAAATGAAAGCTAAAACATTCTGGTTCATAACTGGTTCATTATGGGGCTTGACAATCATTCTGACAGTCTATACCGTGGTTGTCGCAGTCCAGAATCTATTTCTTAATCTTTTAATAAAGGGGATACAATGAACGATGCCGAATATAACCACAAAGAAGAAGCACGGGTAAAAATGTTAATGCTTTACCCTACCCTTAGTCTGTACGATAAAGAATATCTATTGCATGTATTACTGGCAAACGATACCATGCTGGTATACGATTCTGACGATAAAAGCAGGCGATTAATAGATTATTTCAGTATGAATGAAGATTGGGACGTAAGTGAGGATGGACTACAATTAACCTTAACAATGGCGGTATAAAAATGAAAACACTCTCAACCATCAAATCAATAGGCGAATGCGATAAAGTACTAGGTGAGTTACAGGTTCAACTGGCAGAACAGGCCCAAGCACTTACCGACCCTGTTAAAGTGGCTAGGAATGCTAAGGATAGGGCTAAATCATTAGAACGACACGGTAAGCCCAGAAAATCCATGCATTACAAAACTCAAGAGTATATCGACCAAGTACAAGCCATTAAAGCGAAGTACATAGCGGGAATTAATCGTTCTGGAATGTGTGAAGTTGAGTTTGCCGATCTGCCAATGGGAACATTCTTTAAATGTCGCCTGCAAATGACCAAGTCCTGTTCTATTGATATGTACACCTTAATCAAATCATGCGGGTTAAGTGCTGTGATAGTGGGTAAATGCTTTGATCAGGGTAGTATGGTGAACCTTGCTATGGATAGGATGGTATTAACGCAAAGACCTAAAAAGCCTTTATTGTCGGATGTACCTAACCCGCCAGGCTCTAAGCGAAACAGGAAAGAAGTTGACGTTGACGACTGGGAATTTTAAAAACGCAGTTTTTAAGAAACCAATTTTAATTGGAGTTTTAATATGACTTCCCAACAAAGAAGAAAAAAGAGAAGGTTGCGACTATTTAAAAACAATCCCTTCTGTCACTGGTGTAATTGTAAGCTGGTCTGGATTGATTATGGCAGGGGTGAGAAGTTTAAACAGCCGAATAATATTGCAACCATCGACCATTTTTACCATAAAGGCGACCCACGCAGGGTCAACAATACTATCCCTTCTGTGTTAGCCTGTGGTCAATGTAACAAGGCCAGGGGTACACAGCACAATAAGGAGATGCAATTAAAGGAGAAACAGCTATGAAAGAAGATTTTTTAATTATTAAAAATGCCATTATAAAAAGCGCAACAATAACAACCGATGATCACGGTTCCCTTGGTTCGTGGGTGGCTTTGGATTATGGTGATAATTCTGGGCAGTGTTTTGGTGGTTACGCCCTATATTTGCCAAAATCCTTTAAACACCACAGCATGAAAACTGGTGCAGCAGGACATTGGATTTGGCGTGTTATGGAAATAGCGGGGGTCACGGCATGGTGTGATTTAAAAGGTAAAACCATTCGTGTTAAGGTTAAAGATAGCCAATCAACAATTACAGCTATAGGGCATATCGTGTCTGATAATTGGTTTGACCCTGAAGAAGAATTTAAAGATTTGGAGGATTAACCATGATTTACTTTATAATTATCTATCTGGTATTATCCATGTGGTCTGACTAACAGGAAGACTTGAGAAAAACGAAGTTTTGAACTGGTCTGACTGAAAGGAACTAAAATGTGTCGATGGGTATATTACAGGTGGAAGTTAAGAATGTTTTGGTCTGGTAGGATTAAAGAACCACCGGAAGAACCTTTTTTGTGTCCCAGTATGATAGATTCAGTACCGGATTGTTTGGTATTTTCTATAAACTGGGGTTTGGTAGTGTGGTTAGTTTAGACTGATTTCATCGGGGAGGTAGCGTTGGTCCGGATACGGGTCACCTGCTTCCCTTTGATGTTTCAGGTATTCAAGAGCAATATCCCTAGCCGCTTCCCAGTCATTGGTTGGCACGGTAAAATATCCATCCTCTGCCATACCTTCCATCACCTTATCCACATTCTTTGGTAGTTTGTGGTCACAGATCATCAGAAAGCCACAAGGGAAAGCACCATCTCCGGATGGAAATGCTAGGCATACGTTAGGAAAGTTTTTCTGCTCAATCCTGCAGACGTTGTTTAGGGTAGGTTCTTCCATGCTATACATCTTAGCCCAGGCCATAAACTTATCCACATTAGAGGTGACTTGGTCAGGGCTATCTTCATCATCTCTAATCATTCCTGATCCTTGAAACCAACAGTTTCATATCACCATGCACATAATACAGGCTAGGGTTTTCCTCTAAACTATACGGCATCAGGCATTCCCATTCTTCACGGTCAGCCCTGTAAAGCAAAACGGGATGTTTACCAAGTGTCTTGGCCTGCTGACATGCCTGATCCCACCACTTCATTACGTCACCTTGGGTATATTTGATGCGCCTTTTAACCTCTATGGCCCACAACTCCCAGACTATATCAGCACCACCATCGCGAGTCTGGTCCAAAGTGCGGGAAAGGTCAACGCCTAAAAGGTCACCTAGTAACTGGCATACCTCACGTTCACCCCTTTGTCCTTTGTCTCTGGATGCTTTACCACCCATTAGAAATTAGTCCTTGCAAACTCACCATAGTATTCCTTAGCCGCAACATCGTAGGCTTTAGCGGCATCTACGTTATTTTCAAACCGACCTAAACACTTGTTTTTACCGTTGACCCTGATATTCGCCACCCACTTTGAAGTCATTGACGGACTACTCACGCCCTTGAATTTTGAAGTCCCACCGATTTTCCCTCTACGGTTCATGCCATTCTGTGAAACGGTACAAATACGCAGATTGGATTTTCTGTTGTCCAGGCCATCCCTACTAATATGGTCTACACATTCCCCAAGTTGGGCATTCATAATTTCCCGGTGCATAGAAACCTTTTTCCCTTTTTCCGTTCTTGTAGCATACCGCCTGTCGGATGTTTTTTTGCCACTAACGCACCAATTAAATTGATTCAGATATTTATAATCCGAATCGTCAACAACCGCAAACAACCCCTGTGTCAATTCTATCTTACGCATACAACTCTCCATTAAAATCTAAACCAGTCAAAACATCTAAATCTCATTCACCTAACTCAAAACCAGTTAGGTGTAGCCTCTTTTAGGGGATTTGTCCTTTAGCGATAAACTTAAATTTCTGGACATCTCTTTTACATAGTATCACAGAAATGGGAACCTTGCGAAGAAAGTTTTAAGGGCTTTTGTTTTCATGGGTTTATAGGGTGTTTCTGGTTTGACAGTGTTTGGTGATTTCTTCATTTTAGGAGTAAAAAGACTAAGCTGGTGTGTACCCTTTTCACTGTTCATCGGACTTGCAACCCACACATTGGGTTGTACGGTCAGGGCCAGCCTATAAATTCTACTTTTTAGTGTTAAAATGGGTTATCATATCCTCACGCATTTTCCTACCCGCGATAGCTATTTGCCTGGATAAGCTATCCTTCTCAAACTGCGACAACCGATCAGCATTGGTTGATATGCTGTCAGTCTGCCATTCATAATTACGTGTCATCGGTGTTTCTATGGGGCTGATATTGTAGATAACGTCTGTTAAATCTTCTTTTTTACTCCTGAATACGGTTGACATGTATCCTTTCTCAACACGCCCAGGATCAACCCCTATAATAGTTTCATAACAACCAGCACCCGTTTTAGCCTCTACAGCCTTTAAAGGATTCAAGCCAGCAGATACAGCCGCGACACCAGCCGTTCCTATACCCAACTTCTTTAGAAAACTACGCCTGTTAAGTTCCATTTGATTATCTCCTTAATTTGAAAGTAGGCCACGGGGAGTGTGTTAGCTCCCCGATAGACATGGCCCTTTTGGGCTAGTGCATCCGACCCTGCTGCCCCAGGTTATTAGCAAACCACCGGATGCTGTGGTATTTGAATTTAAGGCAAGGGGGCTGTGCCAACTCCCATCATCAGCTATAAGCACATTCAGCATCATAGCCTAGTACCTGACTCTCGCCCACCGATTCAGGGCCAACCCCCCTACCAACCGTTTGTTCCCTCTTGCTTAATGCTGAAAGTCTACAAACGGCTTTTGAGCTTGTAATTTGCTATATCTAATTTGCGCCTATCATCTTCAAGTTCACACGTTAGCTGTTTGAGTTTTTCGTTTTCTTCTTCAAGCTCATCCCTTCGCATTGGCATAGAAACAAAAGCTCCCATGTCTTGATTTGCCTGTTCCTTCAAACTCTCAACTTCTCTTTCAAATTCTTTATACTTTTCAAAGCAATACCGCCCCCTTAGTAGGTCGTTGCTAAATTTATAAGAAGATGCAGATTGTTTTTCTAATAGGACTTCTTCCTTCAAACTCTCAATAGTGGCGATTAGGCTGTCAAACTCTTTTCTTTTAAGCACCACCTGTTTCACATACTTAGCAAGGTCTGTTTTCAGTCCTGCAAACTCCTCATCCGTCAGCACAAGTTTTTCATTCATTTCTTTTCCTCAAGTTGATATTTGAAGTGCCATTTATCACGCCATATAGTTTTGGTTTCTGTCAATGAAAGAATAGTGCCTACTTCTTCGGGTGTCTGTCTCTCAATCACCTCAATCCCAATTACCGTGTAAACTTTTGCCCGCTCCTCCCCTCTAAACAACTCATCACCGAGTTTGAATTTTGGCGGAACAAGCCTGTATGCACCAGTCTTTCCCTTATACGGGAAGTCGTGGACATAAAGCGTAAAATGGCCTTCCGTTGCCTTAGCAATATATTTTTCTTTATTGTTAAATTTTGGTGATACTTTGAGGTACGCAGGCCCCACCTTCTCAAAATGATAAGGCTTGCCACCTTCCCAAACTGGCTCAAAGTTTTCTATATGAACTTTCATCACTCACCGCCTTCCATACTCATAAAAACAGCTTCATAAAATGCTTCTTCTAAGTCTTTATGCTTAACAGCAAAGGGCGTGTTAGAGTCAATCATAATATCGACAGTAACTCCGTAAACATCTCCAAGCTCCCCATGCCTGAACCAGTGAATACTAAATTCTAAATTTCTCTTTACAACTTCATTTTTAACCGCCATAAATCCTGCGGGGGAATTGAAGAAGTCTGTTAGCTCATCAACACACATTGGCTGACCATAAGGATTTTTCCATGCGGTATGTAATAACTCAAACCCACAGAAACCAGCCAACCATTCTGCTTGCTCTTGCTCTGACATTTGTTTCCAGTTATTCATTTGTTGCCATCCTTTTCTGTTAGTTCAGGGAAGCAGTCAGGGCAACCGTTTTTGTAACATTCGGTGTCTTTATCTTCTATTTTTGGAGGCTCCGGTAAAGGTTGCCAGTGGGTGGGTAGTAGAAAATCTTGGCCTTGTGAATTAAATCTGCTCCATCCATAGGTGGTTTTAGCAAGGCTATGTTCACCCCATGATGCTTGCCAGCTTATTCTCCATGTCGATTTTCCAACAATTACATAACTTCCATCCTTTGGTGCTGTCTCAATCGGTTGCCAATTATTCATCTGGTATCTCCATCGTTCAGGTTTCCTGAAGGAGCCAAATCAGGGATTTGGAGGTATGCCAAGGCACAGGCTTTGATGTGACCGTGTTGCACCGAGTGATAAACCTCTGTGTGTCCGATTCCTGCAATTTCGTCAAACTGAAATCGTCCATAGTTCCAAGTTGGCAACCACCCTCTCCGTTCAGCATCTTCAACCATCAGACCGAATGTGGGCCAATCGTAGAAACTATTAGCTCCTTCAATAAAACCGTCTTTTGAGAAGTGTAACTCATCACCACACTCAACAAATTCACCGCCTAACTTCTTAGCAACCTTTTCAGCAAGTTCTTTGTCATTCATCAGTCACCTCAATCCCCAAAGCCTTTAATCCCGCTGTGAGTTGGACTATGGCTTTTGTTTGAGATAAATTCCCATACATTATTTTAGCTTTTCGACTTTCACCACCAACCATCGTACACATTCTGCAAATGATATTTTTATTGCCAACCTCATATACAAAGTGGGCGTAGTCTATCCCTTTCTTCCACAACTCAGGCCACAGCCATTCCTCTTGAAGATCAAGGGATTTGCGGAGGGGAGGTAATTCTCTTTGATATTCCATATTTTCATCATGCCAGCCCTTGAATGATTGCCCTAAATCAGCAATATGACACCATTTCCACCCCTTAACCTTAGTAAAGAATAATTCATCTAGTTTTTCAGGATTCATTTTGTCTCCTTGTAGTCTGGTAGTCTACGCCTCATACAGCCTGCCCGTTCCAGTTGAGGATAATCCAGATGAGCTTGAAGCATTGCAGTCTTGCAGTCCGGCATGGTTCTATGCTTAGAGGTTATTGTAGACCCATCAATCATAACGAGCCAAAGTATTACAAGAAATTCCATTTCAGTCAATGATTAATTGATTCGTCCATATCACCTGGCTGTACGCGGCAGATATGTAAAGCCATATCAAACCCGTTGTCAGCTTCACTAATATAGGCATGACCAGCCTTTTCCGCAAGGCCAAAAGAGATATAAGTTACAACTTCACCCAGACCGTTCATAATAGGGCGTTTGTCGTAAGCACCAGCTTGAGATATTACCGGCACGTACAGGTCAAATTCAAGTTCATTCATTGTCAACCTCCTGTTTAATTTTTAATGCGTAGCAGGGGGCGGTTGGGTCTTTTCGTCTAGTTTTTAATTCCTCGAACCCCAGCACTAGAGCCTTATTAAGATCATCAAAGTGTATTGAAATAAATCCATTTTGGGGCATATATGGGTCTGGGTTACCATGTTGGCAACAACAACCATATGTTCTAACTCCCCCCAGCCACAGTTGTTTAATTTGTGGAACAAGACATTTATCAATTTTGACTTCCTTGGGATTTGGGGTCGTATCTTTGACAATCCAGGTCGCGTATGGGACACTAAGAATTTCATACTCGCCCCGCTTACACATCCTGCATATCCTCCATTTCTGTTTCATCCATTAATTTTGAACCGCCACCTGTCATCATATCCATTGACTCAACAACTTCAATCCACCTGTTTAATAATTGAGTGTGTTGATCTTCGGTAATACTTGTTCCGTCATTATTAAAAACAAAGTGATCAAATTTAATTCCCTTCATTTTTCATTTTCTCCACTTTACGCTCAAGTTCAATCATCTGTGCCTGTAGCATACCCACCGTGTTCAATAACTGTTTGAGAATGACATCCAGATGCAACCTAACAGGCCATTGTTGCCAGTCTGGTTGGTTAGCCTCTATAATCCTTTGCATGGACATATCGCCCTGTGTGTGGATATAGTCTGCGGATTTGCCCAACACATACTGCATATCAACCTGTGCTGGTACTTCTCCCAGCCGCTTGTCCGTTAAACCATCCTCTATTGCCTTAATGTCTTCCGGTGAAGGGTCAGGTTCAAGTTTGTAAATATCATCGTTCATTTATTTTCTCCTGATGTGTTACCGTTGTATTTTGGGTTGAACTTTTTAATATAGTAATTCTCTAACTCTATCAGGGATTTGTGTGTACCGGCATACCGTAACAATGTAACCCTGTCAAATATTTTGAATACTCTTTTCTTAGGGCGTTTGTGGTCTACCCAAGTTTGTCCTTTTTTCCGACCCTTCTGCCCAGGTAGTACAAGTTTTCCATCAAGCCCTATATGTCTAGGAATCCCATACTTGTGGGTTGTTACACGGTTGACCATGTGGATTGACTTCCCAACATAAACACACACACCATCATCCCAAAAAAAATATATCCCCTGACCGTCCACCTCGTCTACTGTAATTGACAAATCAAATAATTCTTTGTGACTTTTGTGTGGTGTCATAGCTCAGTAATTCGCTGGGTTTTTCGGTTAAAATTCATTGGGATAGGCTGTACTATTGCTCCACCCCTGTTCTTAAATATCTTAAGATGCGTAGTCCCAGCTTTACTCTCGTACAAACCACAGGCAACGTGCGCCTTGTGGACAAGCTGCATTGAATCAGCAACAGTTTGCATACTTGGTGGTCCATCGTAACCATCTCTATTAAGTTGCGCAAGGATGACGGATTTAATGTCAAGTCTGCTACACGCTCCTTTAATTCGTTGAACCCAGTTCCCGTATAACGCATAAGTGTTGAGTGTGTGTTCGTCATCTTTCTTAGACACCTCTCCTATATAGTCAATAAATACGCACTTAATACCATGTTGAGCATGATACTGGTGAATAAGATTAATCGTGTTGTCAATAGTTTTTTCTTCACAGCCAGTAACGTGTAGTTTGCTGTCCGAAAGTGCGGCACTAGCGTTGGAAACATTATTATGTTCGTCTTCACTTGTTTCACCTAGTTGAATGTTATCAAGTAATGTGTCCGATCCAGATGCCAGCATCCTCTCAAGTAACTCATCCTCACCCATCTCAAAGTTTATGTACAGGCAAGGGATACGTTGCTTTACACCTATGTTCCAAGCCCATTGTAACCCCAGTGCGGTCTTGCCAAATCCAGACGGGGCAGTTATGAGATTAACAATCTTCAAGCCTTTCACCACATTGTCAAAGATCGGGAACAGCGTTCTAATTCCATGTATTCCAGGGTTGTTCCTTTTGTCCTGTATGGTGTTACAGATTTCCCCGATGTCGGTGGGGCTGTATGTATCGTCACTTCCCATATTGAACTTTTCCAGTACCGCATCTGTTCTGGATCGTAGGAATGAATCTGCCTCTTGAAAATCCTCAAGTTGAGCCGCATGTTGAGAAAAGGCAACGCCAAGCTGATAGATTTCCCTGGCATACGCGTGTTCGCGAACTTTTTTAGCCCAGTGCGGGGCTGTGGTTCCTGTGATTGCATTGTCAAACAACCTCATCAATAAGATTTTACGGTCTTCACTCTCACCATCAGAGAATGTTACTTCTTCTATTTTCTCACCAGCCTGGGCCTTCTGCAACAGCTTGGTATATACCGCCCTGAAATCTTCGTTGAAGAAATAGGACGGGTCAACCTCTGAAGCTACACGGAAAATATAGTCTGGCCCAGCCATCAGGCTACAGACTAATTCCCGTTCCGCTTCCCGGTGATATGGTACACCGTCTAACTCTTTCATCGTTTACGCCTGTAGTTTTCTAGTGATTCCCCCTGCTTTTTGGTTTCCTGTTTCCGCATGTTATGGAAACGGTCAAAGTGTTTACGCAACTTCTTCGGGCTTTGGCAGTTAATGGTCCAGAACGGGTCTTGGTGAGCGTAGATAATAGCGTCACGTATGCTAACATGGCTCCGCTTATCAATCTCCCGCATCAGACGAACTTCCTTAGCCCACATATCCATATTAGGTTCAACAATATCATTTGTTGCCCGTATCGTGTCCAGTATGAACTTGGCTGTTTGCAAATCTTGGTCCGAGTATTTCGGCTTCGGTTTGGATTTTGGGACCACTGGGTTTTCCGTATTGTGGGCTTCCTTCTGTCCATTCTTCAGGTGTGCAATTTCCGTCCGGATCGCAACCATCTCCTGCAAAAGTTGGACTTGCATCTGGCTTATCATGTTTAATCGCTCGTCTCCCAAGTTCTTGCACGGCATCCATTTTCTCCTTTTCTCTGTCAATAATCAACACAGCCATCATAGAATAGATAGCGTTGTCGAGGTACGCATCGCGCACCGGCTCGTTAAGTAGTTTCTTGTTCCGGAAGAAGTTTTCAATCCTCTCCCACTTGTCCTGCATCCGGATAGTAACGCCAGCCAAAGGGGGAAGGTGTAACCTTACACAACCCATAATGTTGGCTAGTGGGTCTTCCTTGGTGGCGTAGTCCGTGTTTTTCTTATCATGCATCTGCTGTATTTCTTTTAGTAGTTCATTGAATTTAACATTCCTCATATTCCACATACTCCATCGCATTCATCGTTAAACATATTGGTCTGTCCTATATCATCATCGGTGAAAACAGCCTCCTCTAATGGTATGGCATTCCTGTGTAAGTAGCTAGTAAAATCTTTAGACATATTTCTCACCTCGTTGTCCCATTTAATCGCTTCTTTGAAATCTTTGGGCTGGTTCTGTTTCATATCCTTCCAGCGCATATTGTCTGTGTAGGGACAGAAGATACACGCTGACTTTGCCGGTTCTGGGTAGTTGTTTTTCTCCATCCAGTTCAAGCAATCCTGGCGGTTCATGCCTGCATCAATGAGGGGATGGCGTTTCAAACTCCACTTGTTAGTAGAGTCTTTCATCCTCTGAACTTCGTCAATAGATATGCCAACCCACACCGTAGCGATTGGACCCTTTGTTCGCTGCCTCGGCTCAAGCCCTAACAGTTCCCTGATCTTTTTCTCTACAGGCATGGTTTTATAATACTTGGTGCAACGCCTCTGTCCCATACCCTTCACGCCATCCTTCATGATATAGAACGGAACCATATCCATATCATCCGACAGGTTGCCATATTTTGTGCGGTATATAGGGAAGGACACCTGTGTTTCAAGCCAGTTCAGGTGAGTATAGACATGGGCGGGTTCATGTCCAGTGTCAGCAAATACTGCAAAGTCTACCCTGGGGGTTATCTCGCCCTTCTGGGCTAGTAATGCCATAGTTGTTGACTGAACGCCTGCCCCCAATGAAATTATATGTTTCATTCTTCCTCACTTTGAATTTTGACTCTTCTCATAACTGATTTAGAAATTTGTTTAGCTGGTCCCATACACCCGACATTTCCAACGATGTAAATTCTCTTCTTACACTTCGGGCATTTCCAGGCATCCTCACCCTCATGTTTGTAATGCTCTGGCGCATCCATTCTCCTGTGGCACCAGTTACATAATAATGTATCACTCATCGCAAAACCTCAAGTCATGTATCCGTTTAATATAAATACCCAGTATTCCAAAATCTAAAAGTATAATCCCCTGCTGTGCCGTTACGATCCATAGTGTTATCCAAAAAAACTGTAGTAGTATACCCAAAGATATGCCTGGAAGCAAGTGTCCATAACAAACAAGCCAAATGCTGTACAGGGTGACGGTTGACATTGCCAGTTCAATCCACAGCATTCTTCACCTCAAGTTTGAAGATACCCTTAATAGCTGACAGGGGTATATCATCCCTGCCTGTACCCATGCCGTTAGAGGGGTCGTAGTTAGAGTAGGTACGCAGTAGTGACTTGTTGTGGATCGAATAGAATCCCACCGTCCTGGCTACTACAACCCGTGTGCCGATGGGCGCGGTAATATCCTGCCAACCAGAAGACTCCTGCTCGGCATCTATCCACTCCACCATAACCATGTCGAGATGTTTAAGGCTCTTTAAAATTGCACGGGTTTCTTTATTCATTTGTCTGTCACCTCAAAAGACCCGTCAGGTAAGGGTGTAACACGGATCGTAATGTTTGCATCTGGCGGGTAAGGCTTGTGATACATAGTCCAACCAGTGAATATAATTATCGAAGTTACACCTACAGCGATTATCCAATCGAGATAACTCATGCGGCACCTCCAAACATTCCATAGGGTTTGTATTTAGGTGCTTTCGCCTCTTTAAATCTCTTTAGCAAAACATCCTTGTGCGGGATGGTGTACTTCAACTTCATGTCTTTATCGTACACACGTACTTCGTAACAACATCCTTCAAAGTTCTGTGGTTTCATTGTCTCCCCTTATATGTTTTATAGGTTGCAGGAAACCAGTGGTCAACCGTGTACCGCACCAACACTGGTCTGCTAATGTCCGTCAAATAACAAACTTCCTGGCCCATGGATTCTGTGTGATAAACAATAAAGCCTTCCTTGGTTGGGCGGGTATGACACGGCACCATCGTAGCTGAATATGATGCCTCTAACCCATGCTCAAAGGAAACCTGTACCTGATTGTGTACGGCTCCCACGTTCCAGCCTGTTACCTTGTCAGAATTAACTGCTGGCACCAACAGCAGAATTGTTATGATAAGTTCGTTCATCGTAGAAATGTCTCCATAGGGTTTAGGTCGGCTTGTTTTACCCACCAGGACCAGTCACCGTTATCGTAGGGTTTCTTAAAGCACACCGTCCAGTAGTCACGATCCGCTATCCAGCCACGGAAATGGTATTCTGGGAATACACCCGTGATAAGCACGAACCTGTCACAGCGACCCTTACGGGCTGTCTTCTTTAGTTCAAGGTGGTTGTTATGGCCTTTGGATGTTTTGACATCTACCCTGTACCCGTCAACTATAAAATCATAGTCTCCAGGTACCATGGTGAAGTCAGGGTATTTATTGAAGTGTTTGGCGAACGCCATTTCTCCCAGCGATCCACGTTCATCACAATCGTAGGAGTCTTCAGGTTTGATTACATCTTTCCTGCCCTTTGCTCGATCCTCTTTCCTTCGCATCTTTGTTGTGTGTATTGCTATTGCTTTTTCATGCTCATTCAGCGTTACTTTCATTTGTTGTCTCCGTATCCGTGTTAAAGAAATACGGGGGTGCGCTAACACCCCCATACCATCTACAAACAATGCTATGTGACCAACCCCCTAGCAAGGGTTACGAGGTATAGCAGATGGTCACTTCCGCTGATTGATCAGAAGGGAATATCTTCCGTTTCCTTTGGTGGCGGTTGGAACAGTCTTTCGTTGTTCCCAGCCGATACAGTCTCACCCTTCGCTGAAAGGTACTGGATACCACGCACGTTCAGGTCAGTAGAAGACTTTGGATTGCCTTCCTTGTCGTTCCATTCGTTCATCACCAGTTCACCGGTAACATAAATGGGTTGACCTTTATTCAGGTTGGGACCGACATTCTCTGCCAGTTTGCCCCAGGCCGTACAATTCATAAAAAGAACAGAGTCTTTGTAACCGTTGATGGCGATACCAAAATTAGCTCTGGCGCGTTCACCGGTTGTGTTGACTTCTGCGTCACGGGTCAGATAACCCGCGAAATTACACTGATTAATTGCAATACTCATTGCATACTCCTTGCGATCTTAGCCCATTCATCGTCAGTAACCTTGTCTGGGCTGTCCACAGGGTTACCGCCTACTGCAAGTAGGTTTTGGTTAAGTGCCGCCAGCCTGTTTTCCTTATCTTTGAGGGTAGCACTTGGAAATTCCTTTAGAATCTTCTTTTGTACGATGTCTTTAGGTGGCATAACGTAGGTGGATATAGACCCATCACCTTTAGCCTGATCTACCATTTCTGGTTCGTCACCCGTATACATGTGGAAGGTTTTTAAATACCATACCCGCATAGCACTTGTCTGTGCGCCTAACAGGTTATTATTTCCACAGTTTCCAGCCGTGCGTACTTCGTAAGGCCAAACTGCGCCAGTAATGTGAGAGATTTTGACATCCATTACACACTCAACATTCCCACGGCTATCTGTTTGATGAGATACATAAGAAGGCATAACTACCAACCCTGTGTCTACACACGCTTGACGTAAGGATTTGATAACGTCATTTTCGCTGGCATAGTCGTACTTGGTTTTACCATAGTTCACCTTACCCGTCATCTTCACAGACTTGACATTATTCTTAATCTGGTTGATAGCTGTGGCAATTACACGCTCATGTGTTACTACTGTAGGTTCTTTTGGCTCCACTTCGGGAGTTGTTTCTTTCTTTTTAGGCATCTTAAGTTTAGTCCTTTATTTTGCACAGGAATGTGCGGTTACCTTTTTTGGTTGTTGTGTTTCTTTCCATTGAAGCCACATAATCATCAGAGGCTATATTATATTGGTCACACAAATCAACGGTCATATTTTCCCAATCCGTGACAGTCTTATCCTTGCCTTGTTTCCAGGTGAACAGGGTTTCTTCATCGTCACCTAGAAGGCTAGTACGTGTACCCATGTATTCCTTTAGATAAAATTCCAACTCTTTCATTTCATCAGCATTTTCTTTGCTCACCTTATTTACATATTTAAGAGAGGCTAATCTTTGGGCCATCAGCCTGAATTGTTTGGTAGCTTGCACACTGTCATCATTATCCTCAACCTCATAATACTTATCAAGGTTAGGAAGGTCAGCCTGTTCGTGTGGTGGTTCTTCATCACGATCCAGATAGCCCAGAAAGTCCATCAACCCATCGAATAGCTTGGCATGGTCTTCCTTTGTAAAGGTAAGCTCATATACCCGCAGTTCGGACCCCCCAAAGTAAGCAACGACATCCACTTGCATGATACCCGTTACCATAGACTGCCCGCAGGCTTGTATCCAGGTGTAGTCAGGTACGCCATCGTCCCACGCACTGTGCATCCTTGGCCCTACGTTCTTTATTTCAATTAAACGGCTCTTATCGGCTATGATGCCGTCACAATGACAGATAATACGTGGTTCATCAGGGTGAATCTGTGTCTCGGGGAATTCCACCCCCTGCCTGCCCGTTTGCTTTGAATATTCGGACAGAATGAAGGCTTCCATGAAGTTACCCACACGCATAGCCATGGTTTCCTTCACAGGAGGCATATTCCCCTTCATCTGGTGAAACAGTTCGGCCCTAGTTTTCGAACCATACCCTCGACCCAAGGCTTGACCGTAGCTGCTTGCACCAAGTTTCCCTTTGCGGAATTTGAGTTGTTCTGGTGTGATCGTCATCCTAAATAAACTCCCGCAACTTCCTGCAACCAAGGCAGATTTTCCAATACATACTGGTAACTACCGGATACCTCGTTTAACCATGCGAATTTCATAACTGTCTCCGAATAAAAAAGGGGAAACACCGTCTGCCATGACACGGTGAATCCCCTTAGTTAATGCTTTAGCTGTGACTAAAGCCTATCTGTCCATGGCAGGACTACTTCTCAATAACTGAGAGTAAGATACCAAACCATTGGACCGCTGTCAAGTGTTATTTCAAACCACCTTTAACTCCGTTAAATGGTTCGTAGAGGAAACCTCTACGTCATAATTCCTCTGGGTCTGTTTTGTAGTGCTTGTGATATTTTTACCATCCTAGCCATCTCATCGTCAGCATACCCACCACCGGCATTCCCGTATGGGTTGGGTGGTGCAGAAGGTGGTAACTGGGACTGTCGGTAAGCAGCGTCAGGCTTGTGTGCTATTTGTTTCGGTGCCTGTGCCATCTGCATGGTAGGTTCCATCATGGGCATAGCGGTAGTGCTACCGCCAATATGTTGCATGTTGTTGTTTTGTAAATTAAAATCTAAAGCATAATTATCGCCCGTTGTTTCACGGGCATCAGCTTGTCCTGCCTTCCCCATGTTTTCATAATCTTCGGAAAATGATCTTGCCACAGTCCCAGCGTCCCCAGACTTGAAAGCCTCCTTCAATCTGTTTCTTGCCGTAGGCCCAAGTTCATGTGGCCCCTTGTATTGCCCCTTAGCATTATAGCCGGAAGTGTATATATTTTTGTGAACAAATTTAACCTGAGAATCCAAACTATCTTCAATCCCCTCCTTATCCAACCAATCAACATAGTCAGTAAGTTGCCCCCCAGAAAATTGGAATAAACCATACCCCTGCGTTTCTCCCCGTTCCCAATATCCTCTACGGGGGGACTGAAAAACAGACGGGTCAAAAGCAGACTCATGGAAGGCATTCGCCATAATCCCATTTACCACAGCGTCATCCTTAAAATACTTCTTAATTGTTTTTCTAGCGTTGGCCCTGTCTCCTATGTCTTGAGATGGCGGGGGTGTATTCAACACCCCCAACGGCAAGTCTGGCAATAATGCCCCTGTGTTACTGGGGTTACCAGGAAGGCTATACGGCTTGTCACCTTTTTTAGGTAAAAATTTAAGATCGCTTTGCGGGATGATGCCGTGTGGACTATTCTTTCCTATAATACCATCCCATAATCCAAAACTAGGACCACCCCGCCTAAACATTTCATTAACCCTCTCACTTCTCGCTCTGGGGTCTTCAAAACTTTTGCCTGTTTGTTGACGTATTTTCTCACGCTGCTGTCTTAATATTTCATCACCACGGATTGTCATTTCTGTTGCGCCTGTAATTGTTTCACTTCCTCATCAAATGACAAGTCAGAAGATACCTGTTGGATTTGTGTCGCAATGAACTGTGCCGCTGATCGGATAGACGCATCACCACCCTGTCTCCACGCCCTACTTTTCCAACCCTTAACCATCCAGTTGATAAAGCCAGGTTTCATTAAAAGACTTGCCATTACATTCAACTCTGCTAATCGGCCTAAGTGTGCAACGGGATTTAGTGCAATGCTCATAGCTACCAGACCACTGTTGCCGTGGGTCACTGAAAGTGATGCAACCTTGGCAAGTTCTGTTATCTCTTTAAACTTCCCAGGCCCCAACAAAATCTTCAGAGCGTTGTCCCCACCCTTACTTGTAAACGCACCCATGTTAGCCAGTGTCTTTTGAAGTGCATCTTCCTTTAAGACGGTAGCAATAGGACTTGAGTTGTCTACCAGTTTATTGAGTAGTTTCTGCATGGCAATGTTCTGTGCCTGTTGCATCTGTTGTGGCGTGGACATGGCTATCAGTTCTTTGGCATACCCAGCATCCTTCATAGCCAAGTCAACTACCTTGCCATACTCACTACCACCAACATTCTTGCCCTGCTGGGCGATCTGTGCGAACCTACCTTTAAGGAATTGTTCTTCCTGTTTGGTCTTCTGTAACAACTTGCCCATCATCTGTGCTACACCACCCTCATCAATAGCCTCGTCAATATCCAACTTGCCATGACCAAACTCATCCAACTGTTGTGCAAGTTTACGAATCTGTTTGGCTTCCCCGCCATACACACGTTCCAACACCCCAGGTTTCAGGCGTTCAATATTCTTTGAGAGTTGTCCTGGGTTGATAGTCTTACCAACCAAGGTTTTGTTCCATATAATATCATCAAAGAATTGACCACGTACATGCTTAGCCAGTTTTGGGTTACTGCGTTCCAAGATGCCCATTAGTTGTCCGACATTCTCTTTGGGCGCACCAGCCATCGCATCAACAATCATACTAGGCTGTACAGCACCGCGTTCCGTCAAGTCTTTAGAAACAGTTTTTACGAGAGTGTCTTTAAAAGGTTGGATGCCTTTGCTGTATTGTTTGTTGGCTTCCCTGAATCCCTTGATTACATCCTTCCAGTCAGACCTGACAATCCTGCCCGTCTTAGCATCCCTTGGAACAACTGCGAAATTATCAATCGTGTCATCTATGGCACGCAAGAAATCCATAGCATCGTGGGATGCAACATCTGAATGTAGGTTGCCCGTGTATGCTGACTTTCCTAAATCTTTGCGTAAGGCTGTCAGTTGTTCAAAGCTAACCGTATCTTCAAGTTCTGAAAACTTCTTTAGTTTGCTAACCACTTCATTGGTAGCGACAGAAAACTTATCACCAGTCTGGGTTTTCATCATGGTAGAAAGCTTGCCCTTGGCAACCGCCTTGATAGCTTGTGAGCTAAATATCTTTGCATTGATGCCACCACCTACACGCATGATCGGTTGGGCATAAAGCAATGAGCTAGATTCCATAAAATCATCATGCGCTGTTGAGATGGTTTCCCTGATTTTGGTTCCCAACTCTGGGTCAGGCTTAGCCTTATTACCCCTTAGCATCTGACCAACAGAACTAAGTTTCTTCCTGAATGAGTTTTCCAACATCTTTTTAGATGCTGCAAGTCTCTTGGCTTCGCCAGCAAACTTAGCTCCCAACCCTTCACCAAAAGCCTGTTGGGATACGTTGCCACCTATATCCTTACCTGTTAATTCCTTGCCCCACTTAGCAATAGCTTTGGCATTTAACACAGCCCGTGGGTCACCAAACACAGTGTCAGACATACGCTGGAAGAATCCCAGTAATTTATTCCTGCCTGTAGCCTGTGTAACGGGCAGGGCTATGCCCTTCTCCTGTGCAAGTTTGACAGCAGAACGCCTAGACGGTTCAACAATAGACTTAGCTGTGGGTTGTTTACCAACAGCCTTGAAACCCCTTCTACGGTTTGGCCCCATCAACGCTCGACCTAACGGGCGTAACATTCTACCAAAACCTTCACCACCAGCAGCTAACGCGCCTTCAACAGCCATGTCTTTTGCTACCTCACCACCTGATTGCAACTGATACTTGCCACCATCTTGGAGTGATTGTCTTGCTTCATCCAGTCCCTTACCAGCAGCACCACCTAAACCAACAGCAGCCATAGCGGGTAAGAATCCCAGTCCACCTGTAGCAGCACCAGCACCAATAGCACCAAGCATCGGTAACGCAGCAGAACGTGTGTCACCAAATATATCTGACCGTGTAATACCACGTTCATCAATGGCTATGGGTTTACCCTTCCAAAGATCACCCATTTCTAAGCGGTCCATACCAGCCTTAGTGGTTATGGTAAAATCCATATCCCCCTGGTTACCAACTCCCCAGTTTTCCGGTCCTATAATATCGTCAAGGAAGTTTGCCTTCTCTTTGATGCCGGTCATAGAGGAAAGGTCACCACGGAAAGCAATGTGGTTGATTCCTGTGTCCCTATCAACATCGTTGATGATGTTGTTCAACTTCTCTTGCATAGACGACATAGCATCGCCAGCCTTACCCTTGATCTGTGACACTATAGAAGGACTGGATTTAGGGACACCCTCTAAGTTGTATGTTTTTTGAAAATCCTCATACACTAGAGCAGGATCATCACCGCCAGCCTCCACCTTTGGAAGTATTATTTTATTAAAATAATCTTCTCTCACTGCCTCACGCTCTGACAGTGGCGCACTTTTATATTTTTTAGAGTTGAATATCTCTTTAAATGGTTTAGCCATTATATCCCTTAATTCTAGTAGTCGTATTTTGAACCCAACGATTGGTCTGATTCCCTGGCATTATATCCCAGTTCTTTCCTGCGGTGTGCCTGTTGCTTAGTGTATAACCCTTCAATCATCTCCAACTTCTTTATAAGGATAGTTGGGTCAGTATATTTTGTTGGGTTACCAGCCAGTTCCTTGATGAAATCTTTCTCAGCCTTAGAGTCAAGCAACTTAGAATTAAGTGGAATACCCATGATTGATTGCATCATTGGGAAAGCCAGTTCATCCATCATTGTTTTCAACTTCGTGGCTGAAGATGGATCATGTGCTATCTGGGCAAAGGTTAATCCCTTGTCAGTGAATCGTTTAATTGCGGCACCAAAAGACATATTGGCGGGGGTCACTAATGCTTTAGCTTCCTTAATCTTTTTCAGGGTCAACTCATCGTGTATGTAAGACTCACGCATTTTAGCCTCATCCTTACCCTTCATACCCTTGTCGGCAAGTTTAGAAGTTGCCTGTGCTTGTGCCTTGCGGTAAGCAACAACTTCCGAATCACCCTGTTCCATATAGTGACGTTTTAATCTTCCAGCCAGTGATTTGTTCAACGTCATCACTTCACTATTTGTAGAAGCAATGGAAATTTCATCATCGTAAGCCTTCAACAATTCCGTTGCAGTTTTAGCACCCTTCAACTTACGATCAAGGGTAGCCTCACGCCTGTCCATCACACCTTTATGCCCAGCCTGTGCAGCACCAAGGCCACGGTTCAGGCCCGTCCAAGCACTACCAAAGCCCTGCTTGTCGTAGTAACTATTAGGGTCCATCATTGACAGGCCACCTTGTAGCATAGCCATACGGTTAGGGTCGTTAAACAGTTTGCCCATGTAACCGTTCATTCCTTGCCCCATATTTTTCATGTAACCCATCAACCCTTCCGGTCTTCTTTGGCGATCACGCATCCCTTGGTTCACCATCTTGTCTGCATCACTAAGTTGCCCCTGCAAACTTTGGTTTTGTGGCATAACAGGTGGTGTGGGTCTGTCGTTTAGGTGTGGGAAAGAGCCAGCAGAAAACCTATTCTGCACATCAGCCGTTGGGCGCATATTCGCTCTAGCCCCAACTTCATTAATTGCTTGTGGGTAGCTTGGTGTATTACCCATGCCACCTATTGACGGGCCTTCCATCATCTGTGGTGCCTGTATTGGAACATTAATCGGCACATCTACAGAACCACCTTGCCCCATAGGAGTTGGTCTATTGCCAACTCTGCCACCCATTACCTGTTGGGCTTTAACGGGGTCAGTCTTAATTAGTTGCATCAACCAATCTGGCAGTTGTGCCGGTTGTCCTTGTGGCACATTTTGTCTGTTATTTAATCCCATTATGTCACCTAAAATATATCAAAAATTGAATCGGCTGCTGAAGCCGCGAGTAATGCCCAACCAACTGGGTTCCATGAATTAGCTAAACCCAGTGCGGTTGTCCCTAACATTATACCAGAACCAATAGCACCTGTTGCGTTACCAAAAGTTACACCCTGGTCAAACATGTCAGCCACGTTCATGCCAACACCCAAGCCAGACATGGCAGCACCGAAACCATTAACGCCAGCACCGGCAGCTTTAGGGCCAGTTGAAATACTATTTAAACCAGTTACGTTTGAAGTTGGCGGTAACGGTGCGCCAGCTTTTATCAGTCCTGGGTCAACACCTGGCATCCCACCAGAAATTGATGGGTTGATATTAGCCAATTCCGCTTGGGAGAAGTTCATCCCCTGACCAAGTTCTGCTGTTTTACTACCCAAGCTAAGGCTTCCCTTCCCTAATCCACCACGCAAGCCACCCCCACCCAACGCATTTGAAATGACTTCGTTACTTAAAGCCTGCTGTTGAAACGCTGGCAAGTTTGCCTTGCCCATAAAAAAGTTGTTAAGCCCCGTTCCTAAACTATCAAACGACTGGCTAAACTGTTGTCCTGTCTTGTCAAAGAACGCATCGGAATCGTTGTTCCACCAGTTCTTTATATTCTTTCCGCCACGGATTGAATCTTGAACAGAATCATAACTACCTTTGGCAGCGAGTAGTCCTGTTAATGGGCTATCACTTTGTTCTGTGGCAAACTGATTCCCTGCACCAGTAGTAGTCTTGCTACCACCCATGTACCTGTTACCACCCTGTTGTCCCGGTGTTGGCTGACCAAATGTTGGCAGTTGTACGCCTTGGTGAACGGGTGGCCTACCACCTATCCTTGTCATCTGCCTTGGTCTGCCCCTAGATTGTAACCAATCTATCATCCGAACAATCCTCCTAGCGCACCAACGGCTCCACCAAGTTGACCCATGCTACCAGCCAACCCTAACCCACCACGTTCTGCGGTTGTGGTCTGTGTCCCACCGAAGTTACCCTGAATCAGATTCATGTAATTGGCAAGTTTCTGATCGCCAATGTTCTGGTCAAACTGGAAGCGGTTAATATCTTCATCCAACTGTTGCTGACTCAACTCACGCTGTTGCATTCCAACATCACTCAAGTTGCCAGCTACGTCAATCGGCTGTTGCGATACAGCACCGTAAGCACCAAGGCCAGTACCAAGGTTCTGGTTGATCTGTCCTTCGCCTGCAAGACCTAATCCAAAAGCACCTGTTCCCTGTTGCAAGGCTTCACCGGCTCTAGCTCCCCGTCCACCTTCAAGTAACTGTGCAGCCTGCATCTGCTGTTGCTGTGCAGAGTTAAAGGCATTCATATAATTTGTGTTGGCAAAGTCTGTGATGCTACGGCCCACGTTCCCCGCAGCAATACCACTGGCAATGTCACCGCGAGAAGAACCCCCCGGTTGGTAAGCAATCTGACTAGCCCTTAATGCTGGCATTACCTGTTGCTGGAAGTTACTGACTGCATCAGCAGCCATGGCGTTGTTCGCATTCTGAATGAATGGATTTTGTGCCACACTACCAGACAACATCTGTTGCATCAACGGTGATGCACCTGTCTGGTCACCTACAGCAGAATCGGTGAAGTTACTAGCCGCAACCAATGATTCTTGACCGTAAGGGGCCAAGCCTCTGGTAGCCTGAAGCATCGGGTTATTGCTCGTATTCAACAACTCATTGCCGACTGCATTCTCGGCTCCAGCTTGCAACCCCTGTGGTCTTCCACTCCCCAAATAATCTACAACACTCTGCTGATATGCAAGTTCATTTTGATTGAACGGTGAGATGGTGTTGCCAGGGAAGAACGATGGACTGTCCGATTGAAACCTGTCCTGTGCTTCCTGAAAACCGTAGGTAAGAAAAGGCTGTTGACCTTCCCACGGGTCAGCTTTCTCTACCGTGTTGGTAGAACCACCGCTTGACCCACCGCCACCCTTAAAGAAGGCGGTCTTGAATAGTTTAGAGGATGTTTGCTCGTATTCCTCATTTAGAAAATCACGCTTCATTGTCCACCACCCCCTAGTAATCCTGTGCCGCCAGATGCGCCACGGTGTAGTCCACCAAAATTAAGTAACCCGCCACCACCTATTGCCCCGCCAAACTGATTGTTTGTTGGTGTACCTGTAAGTTGTGACGCACCAACATTTCCAACTGATGGCAACGCAGCCATTTGTGCTGCCCTAGCCGCCTGCTGTTGGTCAAATAAATCCTGCTCTGCCTGTGCGTTAGCAATCCGCTGTGCTTCAAGTTGTGGGTCTTGTGCAACATACGAACTATATTGGTTGTTCAAAGCCACGTTGTTACTAAGGTCAGCCAGATTACCATATCCCAAAAATCCACCATCCCCTGATTTCATATACGACTGCCCGCCAATCCCACCCAACACATTGGTGTCACCAAACTGGTAATTCGCTTGTGGTATGCCAGCATAATTGTTATGGCTTTGGTAGGTCTGTCTAGCACCACTCCTATCATCAAAGACAAGATTCCCCTGGATTGAACCAGATATATCTCTGTCGTATGCGTGTTGCATCTTGCCCTGAGTAAGACCAGACGCATTGGTGTTTATCTCGCCCCTGCCACCGTACCCAGCTAGGCCACCAGACACGGGGTTGTAGGTAGTCTGTAACCAATCGTTAAATGATAGGCTCATATTTTCTTCCTCATTACGACATAGGTATTACTGTAGCCAATGTCTTCCATTTTTTTAGCCAACCCTCTGCGCCCGTATGCTTCCATTCGTTCACAACCTTTATTCTTTGCCCACGTTTCAATCTCTTGAATGTAGTTCATCCACTCACCGAGTCTTTCACCGCCCAGCACTACAGCCCGACAAACTTTCATCTTGGGGTAGTTGACAATCTCTGTCACACCAGCCATTACCACACGGTCTTCTGCATAATCCCATAGCACCCACAACTGCATAGCGCGTTCAAGTAACAGGCGTAAAATATCACGGGTGTCTAGCTCACCGTCACCGTGTTCAATTCCCTTTTGCAACATCGGCTCAACAGAAACCCACACATCGTCAATAGATGAATAAGGTACACCGACAAGTTGTATTTCTTTTACAGTTCCGTCCAATTCATACCACCTTGAATATTAGCGTTAGCTGATAATGGTCTTACACCAAAAACAACCGTGTCAGCAGTTCCGTCTATCGCAGCACCAAGAGACAGGGAACTGTGAAGTTGTATACTCCCCCCGCCACCCTCTGCCCTAGAAAAACCACCAATGATTTTATGCCCATCAGTTATTGTAGCGGTACTGCCTCTGGCTACTTGCATAGATGAGTTTGTCTTATCTGCGTAAGCAAACGTGCCTGTGACCGTTGGACTATGGAACAGGGCAAATTCAAAGTCGTCTGCTGTTTCAGCAATAATTGAACCACCATTAATTTCTAGTGACCCAGAACCAGATAGTATTGCCGCAGCCTTTAATTGCAAACCAACAACAGCGTACCAAGTATCCGCTGTGTTAGCAGAAACTTCTACGGCAGCCGTATCAGATGCCGCATTTGATTCATACTGCGGAATACCCTTTGGGTTAGCACCACCCTCTGAAATAACCGTAGCACAAATATGAGACATACTGCTTTCCACACCCGTACCGTCATTATCTATCCAATAGCGTATTGGTAGGTTAGGCGTTGACATATATGCACCATCTAAATACCCAGCATTATTTATCTGTAACGCTGGGACTATTTCACCATCAAGCACCATACAATATCTGACAATACCTACAGATAACCACTCAAAATCTATGGCAAGTATAATTGATTTGGAAAAATCAACGGTCTTGGCTGATGGACCACTGCCATCAAGCGAATCTATAACATGTAATTCTGCACCACTGGAACCGGTAGTTTTACCCTCTGCCGTGCCAACTGGCGTATCCATGTCTACTACAGCACCAGATGTTTTTGTGCGTAACCGCCAGTTTGGTGTACCCTCTTTGTTTACTAAAAATATCCCGTTATTATCGTCACCGTAACCAAACCCAGTGGTTATCCCCGTGCCACCACCAGACAAATCTAAATTGCCTGTCATATAAATAAGCTGTCCCTTGCCAGGTTGGTAGTTGAAACGTCTGAATGTCTGCCTCATACGCAACCCAGCAGTAGTAGCAGATACAGCCAATATTGAATTGGCCTTGTTGACACTGTGTGTGCTTGATGTGCCACTACCACTCACTTCTTGGTCGTCCCATAGAAGCGGAGCATTATCAAGTGTCTGCTTACTATCAAAGATAGTTTCAGGATCAGCCGTTCTTAAACGCTGAAAAGAGTCAGTCTGCAATACTTGTTTTGGGATGTAAGTCACATTAACCTCTGGTTAATGGTCCATTTAATTTCATTAAATGTCATACTATATACCAGTTACTTCCGTCTGAAAATAGTTCAAGGGCAACATATTGTTTGTTGATAATACACGTTGTTTCACCATCAATAGTCTGTGTGCCAGCCCCATCAATAGTTATCTGGCCTGTGCCAGTATTCTTAATCGTTATACGCCTGCCAGCGTTCTGCGCTATGCCATTAGCATCTGTCTGCCCAGCCGCGTCATACAGCGTTACGGTAATATTACCGGAGCATAACAACACATCATCCAGTACCGTTGCCGTATAATCCCCAGTTTGAGAAGAAGCATTCTTAGAGGGGTAATACTCTTGGGCAAACTGGTCAATTGCATGTGAGATTTTATTAAATTCATCTATAAAATACTTTCTGTCATACTCTTCTGGTGGTTCGTATTGGAAGTAATTTATTACTTTGTATTTTGAATAATCTACCATTCATTAGTTCCGTCCAGCCGGTGCAATCTGCATATCATATTCAACCAACTTCCAACTCATGTCAGCCGTGGATTCTACCGCGAAAGCCAGTAGCCTACCGGATACACGGCAATCAATTTTATAATCAGTGGCTGGGTTAAACGCAAACGGTCCTTCCCAGGTTACAGCCTCATCCGTGGAAAACTGACTGCCAACATAAATGTCAACAGACCCGCTTGCTTCCATCTTAATTCTAACGCCCGTACACTGTTTAACCATTGACATATCGCCAAAGGCCAGACCTGTACGTTCTATGCGGGATGTGAATGCTACCGTGTCAAACGTGTTTGACTGATCCGCAATAAATATCTTCTGGTTGGTAGGTGAAACCATCAACGGGTAAGCACGGGTTGGATCGTAGGTATTCGTATCATCCCATGAACCAATATTATCATCCCAGTCTGTACCACCCGTCCATGATGGTGAATCACCACCTACTGCTACTGTCGGTGCTACACCTTGATGAATAAACGCCACTTCCGGTAAATCCCTAAACCCAATCGCATTCGTGCGCCAGTTCCATACCAACGCCCTGTTCGCCCAGGTTGAACCATTGGCTGGGTAACATGCCCACATCTCTGACCTGATAAAGAACGGTGTCACAAAACACTTGGTAAAGTTACCGCCACCCAACTCATCAAATACCTGTCTGCGGTTACGCTGATCCAGTACAGAGGTTAGGTTCTGCCCGTCATTGATATAACAATCGTTGACTCCAAACACAAAATGTCCGTTTGGAAATTCAGCCATACACCGCCTGTTAATGGCACCTGTTGACTCTGAAATCTTATAGAAACGGAAGATAAACGGTGGGCCAATAAACTGTGCGCCCCACACAGAATCTTCTTTGTAAATCATAAACGCATCACGCAGTTCCGACCCGTCTACAATCTTTCCAGGCGTATCTGCTAACTCATACTCACCCGCATCCTGTGTCGCATCCGTTTCATCCCATGAGGAAGGTACGGTATTGAACGCAGCAGAGTTTGACCACTTCAGTAGCCGTGGGTAATTCACCCCAGCATTGGTTTCACCGCTTCCCCGTGTATAGTTCATAGCAAACATAAACTGCTTGAATGAACGCAGAGATTGACACGTTGCACCAGTAGGCCAGTTACTTAAATCTGAAAACTTTGTTGCTAGTGATGCCGGTGACACCCACTGTTGAGGTGTATCTACTCCGTTATTAGCGAAGATTACACCACCCATCACTCCACCTGTCCAACCCTTTTCCGTGGTCATGGCATAAAGGTCGTTTGCTCTGGTCAGGTTGGCTTGGTTGGTTCCGTCTGTGGCAAAAATATGATTTACCCCAGCATAAACCCAATACGCATCCGTGCCTTGAACAATAGAGGTAATCCAGTACGGGTCAACAGAGATACGCCCCACTTCCTGGTCAGCGAAAGCGTCTATATGCCCCTGAAACTTCTCAATAGAATCTTCATAGGCTCTGACATTTTCACCATCAGAGAAGGCGTTATCCGGAAGGTTGTATGGCAACACATCCTTGATAACCCCGTACTGTCCTAATTTGCTAATTGCTGGCATTTAGTCTTTTTTACCCATTTCTTCTTTCACTTTTAATCCTGCCCGTGCAGCAGCATACAGTCCAGCACCAACCGCACTTAGCGGTTCAACTGGCAGACCAAAAATACTTGCAATCATTGGTATAATCATTGCCCAAAATTCACTTGTTTTCCATCCTGATTTCATTCTTATTCTCCTATCCGCAGACGTAAATCCCAAACAGAATGCCCATACTAAAGCAAACTACCCAGGGTAAGATTTTCCCGATAATATCCATAAATAAAGCCTCCATTAATGGCCCAATCATTAGTGCCGTTCTTTTTCTATAGCATCAAGGCGTTTGTCTAGTGCTTTGATGGAATCTTCTTGTTTTATGTTCCAGTTTCTAAACTGATCCAAGCGTGTAGAGGTGTCCTGCATTTCATCTATCTCTTTAGACAGGTCCATAACAGTTGTGGTTAGGTAACCGCCCCAAGCAGTAAAACCCATCAGTATTATAACACCGAATGCTTTCGCTATTGTTTCCCACATACTATTTATGCATAGAATCTTTAACAGCTTCTATTTTATTATGCAGAGCCGTTATGTCAGCCTTATATTCATCTCGCTTAATAACGTCAGCCGTTTGGGTTACTAGGGTGTCCATCTTGCTGTCAATCCTGTTTAGCCAAGGCTTGATTTCTGCCTGCATATAATCATGGGTAACAAAATCGTCATGCATTTTAAGGTCGTCCATGATGTGATCTGACAACGCTTCTGCCGTGTCATCTACACGCCCAGTAAGCCTCTGCCACATCCAAACAACAACACCAACAAGGGCAACCCAACCCCACTTGGCAGCCTCAAGAACTATGTTTGGTTCACTGGTCATATACTTAAGCTAGCCCTTAATGCTCGTTTATCTGCATACCTCTTTAGCGTTTCCGGTGACAATCCTGCTGTCCCGTAAGCAGTTATAATATCCTCTGCATAGCGAGGGAGTGTTTGGTCAGATCGTGCCATACCTTCTTTCCATTGCTCTAAAGCAGAAGGGCCAACGTAAGGATCAGGAGTATTACCAGCATCTATCCATTCCTGAACCATCACACGGTGTCTGTTCCCCATATCATCAGGGATAGTGGTACGCTTAGTTGATTTGTTTATAAGAAACGAACCATCCTCTTGAAATTCACACTCTAAAATATTCATAACTCTCCTTAATGTCTCGCATCAAATACAACTCTTGTGGTGTCGGTGGTGTCTCTAGTCATAGCGGCCGCATTACCAGCCGTTCCAGCTCCACCTGATAATCTAAACCTCATGGTATTTTTGCCGATCATTTCTTGAGCGTATGAGGTAGCTACTGTGTTAGTGTTGTCGTACCAAATTCTATAAGTGCCAACAGCCGATACCTCAATAACAGTGGGAGTTGCCCTAAACTCTTTCCGAAAATGGACATAATAATAATGAACTCCCCCTGTTGGTGTCCACCCCATAGTAATAGGCTCGTTGCTTGTGTTTGTGAAGTCAAACTCTTGAACATAATAATCTACTTGATCCCTCACCACGGCAATCGGAGGTGACGTAAACGTGGGAGCCGTTGGACCGAGGTATAGGCCGACTTGTGCAAACTTACAGAAGTTAGTGGCATTATCCATTCCGGCGACTTGGTTAGAGGTACAATAATCCTTTGCTCCTTCCCATGTATCAGCAGTTCCTTGAAATGTCGCACCACCATAAGAACAGAAGCCAACTCGCAAACCAATATCAGCATCAGTCAGAAGCCATGTGCCAGATGTGTCCAGCGTTACGGTTTCCGTATGTTTCTCCCATGTATTTGTAGTGCTTTGTGTATACTCATATACATAACTTCTGTCGGAAGCAGAGTTACTAAAGTATCCACAAAATGTCCCTGTCTTAGTATGCTTATGCCAGAAGGACAACGTAACCTGTTGCTGGTCAAGTTGAGCAAAATCAGAGCCAGTAACCTTATACTCTACAACTTGATAATCACCAGCGGCTACCGCAGTTTCAGCAGTTGTTACATCAAGGCTCATAGAATATGTAGATGAGTGTCCTGATTCTGCAACCGTAGGAGCATCAGAGAGTTGGTCAATGTCCAGAACAAGCTCACCACCAACATGAAAGTTTTCCCACAATGCCGCACCGTAAGCACTATTAGCTATAGCAGTTATATTTCCTTGCGGATACTGCGTAAAATCTCCATCAATAATAAAGTTTCTTGCCCCTGAATCTGGAACCCATGAAACACCTTCCGTATCACTGGAATCAGATACAAGTTTAGTTCCATCAGCACCAACAGGAATTCTTGCTCCAGCAGAACCATAACCCTGAAGATCACCCTTGGTGGTTACATCAGAACCAGAAGATGTTTCCCATGTTAAGTCTGCCCCTGCACCACCAGATGTTAAGACTTGCCCGTTTGTCCCCGTGCCTAATCTCTGTAGCCCAGAAGCATCTTGGAATAGCACATCCCCTTGAGTCGTTAATACCGTAGTTGTAGCTGGGGTAGCCCAAGATAATTGACCCGCCCCATCAGTAGAGAGGAGTTGGTTAACCGACCCATCTGCCTGGGGCCATTTCTGTGCGTCCAGCACAATATCACCCGTAGTATCAGGAGTAATATTAATATCCCCAGCCGTATCTGTTGAGATGATTGTGTTACCGTTGACGTTGAGATTGTCAACTTGTAAAGCGGTGAGTGTGCCAAGGCTGGTAATGTTTGTTTGTGCCGCGGTAGTAACCGTGCCAGCAGTAGTTGCGGAAGTTGCGGTGTCAGCGTTGCCAGTAACATCACCAGTAATATCTCCCACAAATACTGTGGAAGTGACTGATGTTGCGCCAGTAACCACACCAGCATCTATGCTTAAAGTTCCATCAATTAGAACAGCAGAGCCAGCAGCAGGAACTATGTTAACAGCCCCAGTGCCTGCGGTAATGCTATTCCCATTAATGACAAGGTTATCCACGTTCCAAACATCTACCTTGGAAGAAGAGTCAACTACTACGCCCTTGGAAGCCGTAACCGTGCCAGCAGTAACACCGTCTAGAACATTAAGTTCTGTGTGTGTTGCTGTCATAGCCCCACTGATATTAGGTAGGTCAGTGGTCAACGCAAGTTTTATGTTGCGTATATGATCGTCACCCTTAGACCTGGAGTCAGTTCCTAGGGGGTTAGTGGCATCAAGGTCGTCTATGTGTGCTACAGTTTCTAAACCCATTTTTGCCCCTTATTGTAAGCTGTATTCGATTACATACGTTCCGTTGTCTGCTGCGAAAGCCAACTTTATATCAACCTCAAAAATCCCCTCAACATCCATATAGAACCATCCCGTAGCACCTGAAAGTGCCGCTAGGTTGCCACTTGCACCCAATAAAGGTCTGCGTGGTGCGGTAAAGTCTGTGCTGGTTGTTGGCCCAGCAATAGTGCCAAACGTGGAATCTGCTACTGGGCTTGCATCAATCTGAAACTGATCAAAAGCCTGTACAGATGCGGTAACACGCACAAACAAACGCTTGTACATTTCCGCGTGTATGGTTAAAACACTTGTTAAAACTTGGTCCAGGGTAGCAGAAGTTGTCGAGCTACTATGGAATTGAGATACATTGGGTGGCATTTTATTCTCCTATTATGCTACAGCACAGCCTTGGTTACCGACCATGTACCACTTCGCAGCAGTAAACAGTAAGTGACAGGAATCCCCATCATCACCAAAAGTTATTGTCGTACCCTGTGCAAAGTTGCTAGGAGTCAAGGTTGCGTCACCGCTAGATTGATCCACGCACACGATATATAAATGTTGCCCTTCTACCCCGTCAGCCAACGTTAATGCGTCAGCAGAGTCAGTAGTTATTTCATGGATAGAACCAGTGATTGCTACTGCACCAGCACCCGTCAATGATGTAGTTTCGGATGTCATAAAAGCACCCTGTACATCCACCTTGCCCGACCCTTTTGGTATCAGGTTAATGTTGATGTTCGTATCACCACCTGTTGCAGATAGTGAAGGCCCAGCACCCGTTGCAGCATTGTTGGAAGTAAACTCGTTTACCGCAGAAGCAGTAGCTTCCATGATGAACAACTCTTCCGATTGGTCATTCTCAAAGTCGATACCTGAATCTGCTTCACCCGTTGCCGAAATAACAGGGTTAGCACCAGTAGCCGCATTGGTGATTGTAATTTCATTCACCGCAGTTGCCACACACTCCATAATCATCAGTTCTTCGGATTGGTCATTTTCAAAGATAATCCCTGAATCTGCCTCACCCAAGGCCTTCAGCTTAATATTAACGCCCGTATCTGCTGACTCCACACCCAAGTGGTTTACCGGAGTCGTTGACTCTGTAAACTCAATATACTCATCTCCACCGGCATCCTTGATGGATTCACCCGTGTCAATCATTATGGAACAAGCATCAAAATCCACATCGCCTGTTCCGTTAGGAGCGACTAACAGATCACCGTTAGTATCAGTAGTGGTGATAGTGTTTCCGTTCAGCGTGATGTTGTCCACGTTCCATACATCAACCTTGGAACTTGCATCAACAACAACTGATTTAGAGGCTGTAACTGTTCCCGCTGTTACACTCCCCAATACAGACAATTCAGCCTGTGTAGCAACAACCCCAGTGGTAGATGAAACGAAACTGGGGAAGTCTGTCTTTAAAACTGTTTTAATTAACCGCAGATGATCGTCACCCTGACTCGCATTGTCGCCAGACGTTGGGTTAGAAGCGGTTAAATCTGATATGTTAGTTCCTGTTTCTAGTGCCATTATAAATTTCCCCAGGTTACATCAATAGTGTTCCAAGTTTCCCTCATATTTTCCCAACTCAATCCTTGCCCCATCGTCCACTCTGTTCTAAAATCTGCCCACGTATCGGTCTGTTCTGCCCATGTTCCAGACAACAACGACCAAGGCACAACAGAACCAACTTGTGTCCACGTAGTGTCCATTAAATGCCTCTTTGCTCACCGACAACATGCAAAGCACCACCTGAATGCCTGTCCCTGTCGTCAGCGGTCTGTGAAGCCTCTATAGCCTTGCCGTACAACAATCCCCATCCTTGTGCGCCTTCAATGTCGCGCAAGTACGTAGCCGCTTCCAGGAGGGTTGCATAAAGGTAAACATCGGGATAATTCTCAAACACTCTGTTGCTGGTTTGCGTGGTGCTAAGCGCATCAGGCTTTTTGTAGTAAACAACCTCTATAGTATAAATACCGGCAGGCTTTGCCAGTACCCTCAACTCGTCAGCAACAACTGTATAATAACGAGGGATATTGGTTCCACCCGCAAAGCGGTTAGTATTCAACAGGTCCATGGATTCTGGCGTTCTATATTCCATGTCATAATCTAAGGAACCGGTTATGACCTTTAAAGACCTTGCCTGTAAAAACCCTTGTGGTAATCCGTAATAACCTTGATCTTGTACGGTAGACATTTGTGAGCGTGTTTCCATCTCACGTACACGCAAATCACGCCCAATACGCACTTCTGCCAAGGTGATAAAGTCAGGGATTCTTGTGGTTAAATCAGTGCGATCCAGCCAGTTGGCAATAGATGTTTTGAATGTTGCAAAG